AACGAACTTCAACCTTGAAGTCCATTTGTCAACGATTGACAAAGCCTTTCTCCCGAGTGGAGAAAACACCCTAGAATGGGTGAGAGGACGGATATGTCCGTCATGAATTGCGTTCATTGCACGCAATACAAATTTGTTCGACAAATTTCGATCCCTATAAGGTAGGGATAACCCTCCCAGCTGGAGAGGGTACTCTGCAAGATAACGCAGAGCAGGCGGCGAACGCCTGATCAAGATCTTACGAATGATCTTAACAGCACGGCTGTTATAGTTCCGATACTCGGAACAATATCTCGAGTTTCTCGAGATAAAGGAATCATCGATCCCACCTTGTTTAACAAGGTACCTAAGAGAACTTAGGTTTAAGCGTTGAAACTTCAACGCAACACGAGATTTTCCCGTGTGAGGAGAAATGTACTTCTCCTTTGAGGTTAACTGGTAACCTTTCTCGCAAAACCAAAAGCGAGTAGAGCTTACGAAGCTCTTTTTCAGGTTCACCTTGAACCCGGCCAAAGTCATGAGACTTTGGTACTTCTTCCACTGGGAAGAAGTCCAATAGGCGGCCAAATCGTCGCCTTTAAGGAAATACGAATTTCCTGACGGATCCACGATCCGACAAATTGCTTCGTGAGCAATTGAAAGGACAATCCATGAGGGCGGAAGCCCCATGAATGTTCCTCTTACGGGCTCCACGAGCTCGTCACCCACACGGTACGTGTGGGATAATACATCCTCAGGAGGTATACAGAGTTTAGCGCAAACTCTTATTATCGTATCATGCGATAAATAATCTGTCGCATTAGACAGATCGGCTGAATAAACCAGCCGAGTTTTCCCGTCATCGGGAATACAGAATGTGTATTCTGTTGGATCCTTCAAGGGGATCGAAGTTGCACGAAAGTGCAAAAGACACTCAAAGGTGTCTTTACGGTCAAGATGACCGTTATAAGCCTTTACGAAAGGCTCCTTCGTAACAATACGAATTTTATTACCAGTTTCTGGTAATGCGATTGGACGTGCAATCGAAATAAACCCATCATAGTTGATGGGGGCTGGAAAGTTATCCAGTACTCTCCGTAACTTGTGCGGAGTAATGGCATCAATGTTGCCATCACCTCTCCTACTTCCTGAGAAGAGAGAGGATCCCTTACAGTAATCTGCAAGGCAGGCGGTATAACCACCGTCTTTCCGTCGACGTTCGACGGTAGCTCCCGGAGAGAGAGCTAACGACTTCTTATGAGGTCGAAAGAGCGACATACGCTCTAAGACAAGATCAAACTTGTCTGGAAGGGTCAATCCGTCACTGACGGTATTAATCTTCCGAAGCTCATTAATAGCTTCTTCCGCACCAAGCGGAACACCTTGTGAATCACAAGGGGGAGGGGGCAGTGCCCTCGCCAGCATCGAGAGCTGGAGCGCCGTATTACGACGACGTCTATCTGACATAGCAGATAGCTTCCACCGTTGGTTTGGTGGAATGAACTGGAGGAAATTTCCAGTAAGATCAGGTACTGATCTATCTCTCAGCCCATAGGACCTGAGATTAAAGCAACAATGCTTTACAACTCCAGAAATCCTGGAGTAATTCCTGTCATACGATTGACAGAAAGATGCCAGAAAGGCATCTTCATAATTGCTCCTCCGTGAGGAACACAACCTTGCCAAGGCAAGACACGCCTTTACGGCGTCATAGAAGCGAGACGCTCGCTTCGAAAGGGTCAGAAGTTGACCCTGAACAACCCTGCGTCCGGGAGGCATAAAGCCCCTCCGGTTAGTAGCGGAATAGGAAGTGTTGCAGCGATGCGGCATTTTCCCACGGGACTCTCGCG